GTCTCCGACACCATCGAGGAGTTTGGTGGCTGGGACCAGATCATGGAGGACAGCAAGACCACGGCCGACAACCTCAAGAAGTGGATTGAGACCGACGGCGAGAAGATGTTCGACCAGCTCATGATCATGCTGGAGCTCGCGGTCACGACATGGGAGGGCTTCGAGACGGCGATCAACAACGTGAAGGGCGCGTTCACCTTCCTCAAGCTGACTCTGGATGCCTTCTGGAAGTGGTTCACCGGTATCCCGAAGTGGCTCAGCGATCTCATCACCGCGCTGTCCTCCATCCCCGGGCTGGCGAACAGTGCCGCGACCGCCCGAAGTGGTGGCGGTGGCGGCGGTCGCGCGAATCTCGCGACAGCCATGGGCGGGATTTTCCCCAAGGGCGAGCTTCGACTGATCGGCGAGGCGGGCCCCGAGGCCGTCGTGCCCCTGCGCCGGCCGCTCAGCAAGGTCGATCCGTCGGTGCGCGCGCTCTCTGCCTACGCGCAGGGCCTGCAGGTTCCCGGCGCGGGCGGGGGCGGTGCCCCCGGGAAGGCCGGGAACACGGTCAACGTGCAGCCTGGGGCTATCGTCATCCAGGGGGACCGTGCCCCTGAAGCCACGGCGACCACTGTCGTCAACCGCATGGCCGAGAGACTTGCCGGCTGATATCTGAACACACCGGGAGGTGGGTAAAGTGCATATATGGATCAAACATGTTCGCTCGACTTCTGCGACGAGCGCATCCTCGCTAAGGGGCTCTGCACATTCCACTACCACCGGCGGGCTCGTGGTGCCGCCCTTGTCCCGCGTAATTGGCGAGACACCGTCACGCTCAATCGCGACAAGAGCTGTCGCGTGGACGGGTGCCCCAGGGTCGTCTATGCGCGCGAGCTCTGCGGCCCGCACTACCAGGCCCAGGCGTATGTGCCGGCCGAGCCGAAGGATCCTGGCCGATTCGGAACCTGCTCTGTGGATGGCTGCGATGAGTTCCGTGCAACCGCGACTGGGCGCACGTACTGCCGCAAGCACAGGCACTGGGACAGTCACCTCAAGCACGTCTACGGGCTTTCGATCGAGAAGTGGGACGCGCTCCTCGCTGAGCAGGGTGGGGGGTGCGCGATCTGTGGGCAGACCAAGAAGCTGCACGTCGACCACGACCACAAGACCCAAGAGGTTCGTGGGATTCTCTGCGGTGGGTGCAACCGAGCGCTCGGTTGCATGGATGATGATCCTGAGAGGATGCTCGCTGCGGTTCGCTACCTCTCTTCCTGAAGGGGGTGGTTCCGATCTTTGATGGTTTCCTCACCTTCGGTGGTAATGAAATCGTGAACTCGGCCCGCTCGATCGGGTATACCCAGACGTCGGACTGCGGCGCCGGGTGGCTGGTAGGCCCCAACTGCCCAGGGCTGCTCGATGCGATCAACGAGAACGTGCCCTACACCTACGCGAACATCGCCGACGCACCCTGGTACGACGTCGAGGATGAGGTCTCGCACCGCTTCCTGGGGGTGCACGGGATCATCATCGAAGGGATCACCGACTCCACCCGGACTGCACAGGTGGCCGAGGGGATCACCGATGGTGGGGTGGTCGGCCAGCCCCGGTTCGCAACCCGGCGGGTGCGAGTGGAGGTCATGCTGACCGCTCAGGGCCAGGACGCCCTCGAGTACGGGCTGGCCTGGCTGAACGCGGCGCTGATCCCCCGCAACTGCTCGGTGCACGGCGCATCCTGCGGTTCGGCGGATGTCAGCTTCTTCACCGCCTGTCCGCCTGATTCCAGCGAGATCACCAAGCCAGAGGTCGTCTGGAACGACCCGCTCACGAACCTCGCCACGAACCCGTCGTTTGAGGGGCCAGACATCCCCGCGGGCGCGATGACATCGACAGACTGGTCGAAGCGGGGCACTCGATCGCTGGTCATCCCCAACCTCACTCAAGGGTACGGACATGGCCCCTATGGCCACGGTGCCTACGGACAAAGCTAAGGAGAATGACCATGACACTGCCAGCACTGCCTGCTGAGAACGAAGACCCCTGGTATGCGAAGCGCGCCGCGTTCGACTTGGCGGTCAAGACTGACCTCGAAGGCCGGCTCTCGGATGCCTCGCTATCCACCACGTTTGTTGCCATTGATCGGCAGGTGCATTTCGCTCTCGATCACGGCATCGTGGCGAACGGGACCACCGACGACGCCGGGGAGTTGAATGCGCTGATCGCCGCAGTGTCAACGGCTGGGGGGGGCACAGTCCGGCTCCCCGACGCGCGAACGATCCGAGTCAACTCTCAGATCATCATGGCCGCGAACGTCACCTTGGAGGGTGGCGGCTGGCACACCATCATCTCACTCGGTGCGAACCTGTCGAGCGGTTCCGGTGTCATCCGCATCGGCGCGGTAGCCAACGTGACGGTACGCAATCTCAAGGTCGAATGCGCCCGCGTCACGAACACGAACACGATTTCGGGCGTCTACGCGCCCGCGCCGGGCGGCTTCACAAACCTCACCATCGACAGGGTGTGGGTCAACGCCGCGCACTACGTGGGAATCCTGATCCTCGGCAGTTCGACCCGCGCCACGACGACCAAGACCGTCCGCATCACCGACTGCAAGACCACCGATACAGGCGCTTCGGGCATCCTCTGTCAATGGGCGGTCGATGACTGCGTGATCGACCGATGCACCGTGCTCAACTATGGGCAGCTGTTCATCGACGTGCTCAACAGCGGCGTCGGGATCACCAACGGCCGATTCGCCTATGACACCCGCGTCACCAACAACACCATCGACGGGACTGGAGCACTCGGCACTAGCGCTCACGCCATATCAATCGACACCCCGTACGGCGGATTCGTCTGCTCGAACAACACCATCGCGCACGCTCAGGGGTACGGCATCGAATTGGGCGCCGTCACGAACGGCACATGCACTGGAAACTCGATCACCGGCGGGCCGAGCAGCGGCATCGCTGTCACGTCCTTCGTCGGGAATGAGCAGAAGAACCAGGGCTTCACCATCGCCGACAACGTGGTCACCGGATGCGCTGGCTCTGGCATCTACACCTTCACTGGTGACCCGACCGCGAACATGGAGACCCCCGCGACCCAGACGCGCCTCAACTCGTCCGCAGTCGCATCCGGGGTTCGCATCGTCCACGAGGGGCGTCTGTACCAGTGCACCACTGCCGGGACGACCGCATCGAGCGAACCCAGCACGCTCGGAAACACTGCGACAGCGGCAACGATCACAGACGGAACCGTGGTCTGGACCGATCGGGGCGGCACAAACCAGGGGTTCACCATCACCGGAAACGTCGTGCGTCGGTGCGGTGCGGCGGGGATCGAAATCCGCTACTCGCACCTGTTCAGCATCCTCGGCAACGAGGTGTACCAATGCGGGCTCAGCGGGATCTATGTCGACCAGAACGCGAACATGTACTCGATCGAAGGCAACGACCTCGAAGGCAACAACCTGGCCGCTGACTCGGCGCATGGCAACATCCGTCTGCTGTTCACGGCAGGCATCAGCCGCCAGGTTCGCGTCGCTGGCAACCGCGCGCACAACGCAGGGGTCGCGGGCGGGGACCGCTACTACACAGAAGGCAGCTCGGTTCGTGTCGATAACCGCCTCACACCGAACGCCTTCGCGCCGTCCGTGGCGATTGACGATGTGTATCGGACGCAGAACGCCGCACCGACATCGGTGCAGTACCTCAACGATGCGAACGCGAACGCACGCCAGGTGACAATCTTTGTCAACGACGCCTTCACCACATTCGTCCACACCGCCAGCGGAAACAACTCGATCCGCCTTGTGGGAGGTACGAACTACGCGGCCCCTTCGGGAGCAGTGCTCCAGTTCGCTTTCGTGGCGAACCAGTGGCGCGAGGTCTCGCGCTCGCTCACCTGACCTATCGCATACGAACGCACTTAGCCAGCCCCAGGAAGGAAGGAGCACGACGGCATGGACTTCATCGAGGTCGCCACACTGACCGACCAGACGTTCCTCATCACCCCGAGGTACGCCAGCCAGGTCGTGCGTGTCGGCGGAGTGAGCCACCCGACCACCGGACCCGAGGTGCCGATCCGGGTCTTCGGCTCCGGCGTCGTCGAACTCTCCGAGGGGTACTGGGACGAGATGCTGATCGTCGACGGCGCCTACGGCGGGCCGTACTTCGACGGCAGCCTGGCGGATACCCCGACGGCCGAGTACGCCTGGACCGGCACGCCGGATGCCTCCACGTCGACCTACCGCACCGGCACCGTCATCCCCGTCGAAGATCCGATCGCCTACGCGGCCAAGGTCGAGAGCCTGACCCGGTACATGCACACCACGACGGCGGTGTCCGGGCCGACGATCGTGCAGAAGATGCACCGCGGGGAAGCGTGGGGCTACCTCGTCGAGTTCGTTCTGGTCTCCGGGGTGCCGTGGACGTTCGGAGTGACCAAGCCGGTCCCGGGCGCGAACAACCCGACCATCCCCGAGATCATCCAGGACATCGTCTTCAACCTGGTGCCGTACCCCAGCGCCGAGCTCGCGCTCGGCTCGGTGGTCGCGGCGACGAACTACTCGACCAACCCCTCACTCGAGACGAACCTCACGACCTGGTCCAAGTCGACCGGCGGGGCGGTCGTAGCGGCGGACGCGGTGCTCTCGCGGAGCGACATCGGTGCGGGCGGTCTCGCGTCGGTCGGCACCAGATCGGCGCTGCTGCACTTCGTGGCGACGAACACGGGCGCATCCGGGGTGCTCAGCGTGGAGCACGCGGTCAGCTTCCCCGCCACCGCGGCGGGGTTGCGCATGTCGGTGAACCTCTGGACGAACACGCTCCTGGTGAGCGGCACCGCCGTGATCGCCGGCACGCAGATCTTCGCGACGTGGCGCACCGGGACGACCCAGCTTCGCGTCGATACCATCGGAACGGTCCCGGCAGGTGGGGGCGCGCTGACGAAGAAGTCGATCGCTGTGCCGGTCGGCGCTGACAACGTCATCCTCCGGGCGTCGACGAGCCTGACCAGCTGGTCGACGGGCGCAGTCGTCGATCTTTACGCTGACGCCGCGGCCATCACGGTCCCCTGACAGGAGGAATCATGCCCACTCAGGACGGCCAGCCGGACATCATCTCGATCTCCAAGGACGCGCTCGGGCGCACGGTCGTCGTCGACACCGAGGGCACGACGGTCCTCGAGCCATCGCCGACGACCTTCGGCCAGAGCGGCGAGTTCGCCACCAGCGATGACTGGGGTGGCTCCACGAAGATCGGATGGTCGTCCGAGGATGACGCGGCGAATAACCGCTCCCTCGTCCACGTCTACCTGTATGGGTACAAGACCGGGCAGCACACCTACGGGACCGGCTCGTTCAACATGCGCGCCAATGGCGACGGCTACTCGGGCTGGTACGTCGATATCGGTGCCACCTGGACGCACATCGCGACGCGCGACGCCTGGGTCGGGCACGATGCTGCCGGAGCGTGCAACGTCGAGGTCGGCGTGCTCAACGGCGAGGTCATCGGCACGACCTTCAACAACGTGTGGGGCACCCAGACGGTCTCCCTGACGGACTACGTTGTGGCGCCCTACGCACCCTTCAACCTGTCGATCCGCGCCGGGACGGTGGCCACCACATCGTTCGGCGTGGACTACACGCGCTCGACGTACGACACCACCGACCAGGACGAAGTGCAGTGGGCGACCGACGCCGCGTTCACTAACGTCGTCTGGACAGACAACCCCGGCACCGGTGGCAACGGCTCGGCCGGCTACTCGAATCCGGCTGGCGCCTCGGTCGTCCTCACCCCGGGGACGACGCACTACGTGCGCGTCCGCTCGCACACCACCGCAGGCTGGGGTGGCTGGTCGCCCACGATCAGCCAGACCACGTTGCCTGCCGTGCCGCCCGGGCTGACGATCACCCCGTCGCCCTCGGGCTACGAGGCCAAGCTGACGATGAGCCCGCCTGGCGGGGCGACCGGTGTCTCCTACTACTCCTGGGAGCGGCGCATCCCGCCGAACCTGGAATGGGTGAAGGACGACGAAGGTCCGGCCGTCCAGACTGTCGGCAACCTGATCCCCGGACAGCTTTACGAGTGGTCCGCCACGGCGTTCTTCGGCACCTACGAGTCTCCGCGGACTGCGTGGATTCCGGTCCAGCAGCCGAAGCCGAACACGAACCCCGGCGACTACTTCGACGGTGACTCGACGGATGTCGCCGACCTGGACTACGGATGGACCGGCACCCCGCACGGATCCACCTCGACGGCCATCGCGAGTGGCGTCGAAGGCTGGCAAGTGTGGACAGCGAGCTCGGCCAAGGCCGTCCTCTATCGCGTCACCGCCGGGATCGTCGGCAGTGCATACGCGGCGCGCATGCAGGTCACCGCCGACTCCAACGCGGTCTCGCAGCTGGCTGCCGGGCAGTCCGAATCAGGGGACTACCGATCCTCGGTGACAGAGGGGGGAACCTACGTCGGCTCCATCTACGTCAGGCCGAGCCGATCGCAGAGCCTGGCCGCAGACATCGCGTTCTACGACGCCGCCGGCGCCCCCATAATCGAGATGGTGGGGGCTGCAACGAACGTGCCCGGGGGGACGTGGATGCGGCTGGTCTCCGGCGGGCTCGCCCCGGTTGACGCGGCGTGGGCGATCGTCCGCGTGACCGACGTGGCCGGCGCCGGCTGGTCCGTCTGGCACGGTGGCGACACGATGGACCTCGACGGCGCGATGATCTCGCTCGGCCAGGAGTTCCCGTACTTCGACGGCAACACGCTGCCTGACAGCACCTACCTCTACGACTGGACCAACGAAGACAACTCGTCCACGTCCACCCGGACGCCGATCAACGAGGCCGATCCGGCACAGCTGGACGCCCTGAGCCTGAGCCCGCTCGCGATCCTGGATCCGAACTGCGTCCCGCCGGCGCCGCCGCGCCCGCCGACCATCCCCAGCGACTGCATCACCGAGGCCGGGATCTGGCGGCGCTACTTCGCAGCCATCCCCGCCGTCGACATCTCGGACTGGCTGGACGTGGTGCCGACGTTCGAGCTCGTGACGCGGTCGGTGAACGTCAGCCAGGTGCGCATCCGGATCTACGCGAACCCGACGAACGGCCCCGCCGAGCTCGTCGACACCTCGTCCTGGATCTCCGAGCAGATCGTCTCGTACGTGCCAGCCCACACCGTGATGACGATCGACGGCGTGCACCAGCGGGTCTGGGCGGAAGTCGCCGGCGGTGCCGCGCTCAGCGCAGACCACCTGCTCTACGGCACCAAGGGTGCGCCGCCGACGTGGCCGGTGCTGTCCTGTGGGATCTCCTACTCGCTGTCCGTGGACCTCCCCGTGGACGTCTTCCAGGAGGACTCCAACATCTACACCTACCTGACGACGAGGTACTGATGGCTGTCGGGCAGTACGGCGGCCAATGCATTGCCGACCACACGGTCTACATCTTCGACCGCGGGGGGACGGTGCGCGTCGCTCAGCTACTGGACGTGTCGCAGGTCCGCTGGACCCGCGACCGCGACGCTGTGAGCGAGGCGGTCGTGCGCATCCAGGGCGATGCCTGCTCGGAGCAGGCCGAGAAGCTCGCGGCGATCGAGCCGAAGCGCAGCGAGATGGTGATCTTCCGTGGCAAGGATCGCGTCTGGGAAGGGCCGGTCTGGCGCGTCGGCTGGCACGCGGACTACGTCGAGATCGCGGCGCACGACATCATGGCCTACATCATGGCGACGCCGCTCTCGATCCCCTGGGACAACCGGTACCCCAACCCCACTGAGGTCACCACGCGAATCCACAACATCCTGAACTACGAGCTCGAGCGCTGGGAGACGATCGACCCGCCGGCGAATATCCTGCCCCACCTGAGCTTCCATCACTTCCCGAACGAGGCCCGCACGTCGGCGTACACGGCGCCGTTCGAGATGACGGTCGGTGAGCACATCCAGGCGTTCGGTCGCACTGGCGGCATCGACTGGACCGTGGTCGGAAGGTCGCTCCACGTCTGGGATGTCTCGCGCTCGCTCGGCAAGACGCGCACGTTGACTGAGGCCGACTTCTTCTCCGAGGTGGTCATCACCGCCTACGGCGCCGACATGGCGGCCGAGGTCTACGTCGTCGGCAAGGACGACACATACGGCCACGCCTCTGCGCCCAGCCCGTACTACGGACCTTGGACGATGATCCTCACTCCCTACAACGAGGAGGGCAGCGAGGAGCCGACGCAGGAGGAACTCGACAGCCAGGCACTGCGCAACCTGAACGGCCGGATGCCGGTGCCGGTCGAGGTCCGCATCCCGGACAACAGCGGGATCCGGCTGAACGAGACGCTCACCATCCATGACATGGTGCCCGGCGTGCAGGTGCCCCTGCTCGCCACGCTGAACACGCGACGGATGAGCCAACTGCAGAAGATCGACCTGGTAACCGTGACGGAGACGCCCACTGGCGAGACCGTGCAGGTCACGCTCACCCCCGCGACCAAGCCTGACGAGGAAGTCTGATGGGCGGCGCACCCCCGATCCGCAAGGACATGCAGGGCTTGCTCCAGGATCACCAGGAGCGGCTCGACCTTCTCGAGCGCCGGCGCGCGAGGGGAGGCACGACATCCACGCCCCCGCCCACGGAGGGTGGCGTCATCGCCGGAATCATCTCGCCGTTCGGAGGTGGAACGATCCCGAGTGGCTGGCTGCTCTGCGACGGTTCCGCAGTCCCTCGTGGTGCCTACCCGGACCTGTTCACAGCCATCGGCGTGACCTGGGGCGCTGGGAACGGGTCCACGACATTCAACCTGCCGAACCTCAAGGGCCGTGTGCCGGTCGGGCGCGACGCGGCACAGGCTGAGTTCGACTCGATGGGCGAGACGGGTGGCGCGAAGACGCACACGCTGACGGTCAACGAGATACCTGACCACACGCACGCGCAGAACGTTACGGCGAATCCTGGCTCGGGCAGTGCGTCCCGCATTGACTACACCGCGGATGGCAACGGTTCCCCCTACCCGCAGGGCGTCAACACAGGCGGCATCAGCGCGAGTCCGCTGGGTCAGCCGCACAACAACCTGCAGCCCTACGCCGTGGCGAACTACATCATCTCGACCGGCGTCGGCGCGGGCACGGGCGGTGGCATCGACATTCCGGTGCAGCTGTGGAATGAGTTCCACCTCGCGGCAACGACAGGCACGGTCGCGGCGCCGGGCGGTCAGGTCGCCTGGGATGGCCCGGTGACCGGCAACCTCGACGCGACACTGAGTGCGGACAAGAAGACGATCACGCTGTCGCAGCCGGGCACGTACCGCATCCTGCCGCACATGGGGGTGTCCGCTGGCAGTGGGGCGGCGACGAACGCGAACGCCGATATCAACGGCGTCGCCTACGTGCCGTCGTTCGGGTATGGCGCTGCTGGCCCCGCTGGCTCATGGTCCTACGACACCGAGTTCTACATCACGATCACCGGCCCGACGACGATCCGCTACGCGATCAACCCGGCGTCCCTCTACTTCTGGTCATGGGTCCGCATCGAGAAGCAGGAGCCGATCTTCGTCAACGCGGTGACGGCGATTGTCGGGCGGGCAACCATTGCGGCTGACGGCACGACACCCGCAACGGCTGGCACGACGTTCAATGTCAACTGGTCGGCGTTCGACGGGCCCGCAGGCATCTGGTCTTCCGGTGCGCCGAGTCGGTTCGTGCTCAATAAGCCGGGCAGGTGGCGCGTCGGCGGCAAGATTCGGATGAACGGCGCATCCCTCGGCTGGGGCTACATGAACATCTGGCGCAACGGCACCAGCATCACGCAGAACGAGGACTTGCGGGCGCAGACTGGCGCCGGCTCGTATCCGGCCTGTGAGGACATCATCAGCAGCAACGGCACGGACTACATCGAGTTCCGCGCCACCAACTCCAACGCATCGCAGACGATCCAGTCCATGAACTGCCTCGCCACACTCGAATGGATCGGAGCCTGAAATGGCGTACATCGACGTCGCACAGATGGTCAAGAGCGTGTCGCTCACCGAGCGCATCTACGCCGCTGTCTCCAAGGAGGGCATCGACCCGCCCGAGCAGTGGCAGTTCGAGCGACGCTGGCGGCTGGCATCCCAGCCTGGCTGGGATGCAGCGTGGGCGAGCGCCGTGGCCGGCGGGAACGATGACCCTGGTGCCGACCCTGGCGTGATCACGGATGGCATGGTGCTGTCCGCGGTGCAGAGTCTCATCGAAGCTGACCTCCCCATTCAGCTGCCGCCGCAGATCACGTCGCTCGAGCCGGCATCGGCGAGCATTCTCGACGCCGACTTCGAGGGGCACATCCGGGGCCTGAACTTCACCGAGGATTCGGTCATCGTCTGGAACGGCGCGGACGAGCCCACCCGCTTCGTCGACTCGACTGACATCTGGACGACGGTCGCGCCCTCCGTCGTCACCGCGCCGACGGTGCTTGACGTGTACGTGCGCAACGGCGATGGTCAGGTATCGGGCATCCAGCAGTTCACCTGGGAGGCATGACATGGCTGACGTCAAGGTCGTCGTCCGACACTGGCTCAACTTCGGTGACCACC